TGAGTGCATTGTATAATTCTATAATTATAATGATGTCAACACTATTTGATTTTTTTTTGTACTTTTTAATTATCAGTAACAAAAAAGCCACCCTTTCGAGTGGCTTGTGCTGACATCCCTGCCAGCTAAAACAACATTCGTAATGAATGAATATTTAAAGTTTTACTTCATATTTTTAACTTTGTCAACTCCTCCTAGGTAGCGCCAATAAATAATATCAAGTGGTGTACCTTGCAGAAGATTTCCTTTATACTCTTTCCCACTTAAAAAATCATCCAAATCTTTACTGCCACGATCAAATACTGTCATTGGAGGTAGCATAGTTTCTAGCAACGCTTTACCTACACCCTCGCGTCTGGCTTTATACATAAGGTAGCGATTTATGCCTAGTAATTTGAGTGTATTATCTAACACTAAATCATCTTCTTTTATAGGTCTTCCGTACATTATATCTTTAATTATATCTGTACTTGCATTTGCAGCAGCAAAGACTACTGCAAGGCCAAGAAGGTTCTTCATTCCCTTGCTTGCAAATTTAGCAGCTTCTCCCTTCTTGCCTTCGCTATATAACCTTTTTGCTTTCATGATATCCTCAATGCCTGCCTCGCGGAACACATCAAATTGTTTAAGAGTGAATGATTTAAGCATGTAAGCGATACGCATGTTACCACTCTCATTATAATACTTTGGCATCTCGCCCAATGTTGCAGGGTTAACATCCAAAAATTTATACCATATGAGTTCCTCTACCGCTTTAGGTAAATCGTTACTTTTGGGATCACTCTCTTGTAACTCTCTCACCATTCGTCCGGCACGCTCTCGTCCAAACACAGGCGCTAAATCATCCACCAATGCAGTACCATTCTTTTTTGCTTGGTTATGGTACTTTCTCCAAGATGCATTCATGAAAGTATTTTTGCCTAATTGATCCAATTTTTTAAGACCCGTGACTGTGAATACTTTATCTAATGCAGAAGACAATCCTTGGGTACTTGTTGCTGCGTCAATCGAGCTATCACTCAAGCCAAAGTATTTTACAAAATTGAAATTATCTTTGCGGTTAAAAAGCGCTTTGAAGGTATTATCAAACCCATTAAAATGTATTGAATATGCAAGGTCACCAAGCTGGGTAATAGCAGATCCAAAGTTACCCATAACCGCCATGTAATTTAAATTCTTCACCCCCTGGAAGAATGGACTCACGGTTTTACTGCTAAACCTAGAACGCAATATTTCTTTTAATTTTTCAACATCTTCCTGGGATAAGTTATTTTCTCTACGCAATCGGTCTGCAAGCGAACCAATCATATCATCAGTCACTTCCATGCGCATTCCCAAGTCTGCGTTTATAGTGTCCTGACTTCCCTCGAATCCCACCTTCGATGCACCCGCATCTGGTTTTCTTAAAAGAAAGTTTCTACGCTCTGTGGCTTGCACCATGCGCTGAACATAATCCTGTAAAGCTTCAGCAGGGTCAGCATATGCATCAAGCATCTGTGGTGATACACTTTCTATGGTACGCATCTTAACATTACCTGGAGTCATTCCACCACTTGGAGGAGTTCGTAATGCCTTACTTACAACTTCTGCTGCTTCCTCTGAGGGAATAGCATCGCGATCTGCGAAGCCATGTTTTTTAGCGTAGTCATCGAGAGCTTTATCTAGTTCTGTTCTTATCTCTCCTAGATCTTGCTGTTGTTCTAATGCTCTACGAAAACTTGTATAATTTCTTATTTTGCGGGGGAAATACTGTGCGATGTATCCGACATCTATACCGCCTCTTTGACGTGCATAATCACGGATCTCATCTAGAGTGCGTGTCATTCCATCCAATTCATCAAACAAAGCTTGTGGTGCATTAGGCCCTAAAATGTCATCTCGTATTTTTGCGTACTCCCCGTTGAGTAAGTACTGTTTAAATAGTCTGTTTTTTTGTGGACTATTTTTTAAGCGCTTATTCATGGACACGATAAACGGAGATACTCGATCCATGTACTCCCTTGCCCTTATTGCGATTTGTCGTTCGTGGTTGCGGAATACTTCAGTAAGTCTGGGATTTATATTTTTTAATTTGCGACTTAATGGAACAAGTGCATCGCTGACAAAATCCTTTGCAGATTGAATCATTTCACCAACTGCATTTTTCGGAGCAAAAGGACTTCGCTCTAGAACCTGATCTATCTTGGACTGCTTTATAATATCAGGTTCAGCAGCAGATGGATTAGCTTTAATTTGTGCTTTAGCTTTTTTAAACTCTGCGGATTTAATAAACTTCTTTGCTCCTCTATATCCTAGCGTGCCTAGTGCCAAAGCAATAAGTAACTCACCACCACCTAACGCTGCACGGGATACTGAACTATCTTCATCCTCCATCATCTCAAGGAGTGCAATAGCACCTGTCCCGGTGGTGAGAAGACCTGTAATAATTCCTTCTCTTTGAAAGAATCTTTTTGTTCGTGGATTCTTCTCAGCACGCCTTACAACTTCTCGAATTGCACGCTGGTCATTTTGTTGCGCAAGATTAAGAAGTTCTTGCCTACCTAAATCTCTAAAGCCTTGTGAACTTGGGTTATTTGATGCAGGAATATTAAGTGGATCAGATAACTGCTGCGCTCTTGGAGTATCTATATCAGTATCCGTTGCAGCCATCTGCATCTTCTTTCTTATCTTTTGCGCTTCTGGAGTATTGCGAACTGAACGCCTTCCTAACTCCTCTAATATTATCTTAGTATTATCATCATCTGCAATTTTGAGTGAATCAATTAATTCATCTGCGTAATAGCTTCGCACATTTTCTTTTATCAATATACGCTTCTTCTCACTAGTGGGTTTTGGTTTACCTGGTTCTGGTGGTGGTGTTGCTTCTATTGACTCAGTCTCTACTGCTGCTTTACCGACTCTTTCCGGCTCAACAATATTTTGTTTCTGTTCAGCTTTACCTTTATTTATTCCTTTCGTGATACTCTTACCAAATGCTCTTGCGATCTTACGTCCAAATATAGCACCTATTCCACCACCTAAAGCTGCACTTGCAGGCGCACCTTCTTCTTGTTCTTGCCCAAGGGTTGCAGCAATACCTGTACCCGCTCCTATCGCAATACCAGCAAAGTCATTGTCAAAATATTTTTTAAATCTATCAGATAATTCTTTTACTCGTTTTTCACTAATACCAGCATCTATTAACTGCTTTTTGAGTTTTCCTTTTATACCACCAGACTCACCTATACCCTCTGGACTGAGTTTTGTAGATATTTGATCAAGCGTAATTCCTTTATTTGATGCTTTGACAAATTCTTTTTCAGACAACACACGAGTCCAATCCACGCCATCAATATCATTTTCATCAAGACCAACTCTTAAATTGGATTGTGTAATATTTGATTTAGCTTGTTGGTAAAATTCTTTTTTTGTTACAGATGTGTTTTGTAAAATATAATTTAAAGTTTTTTCGTCCCAAAATTGTGGAAATTCAAATTCTCCCAACTCAGAAAGTATATAATCACCATCTTCTAAATCTTCTATAGATTCTATAATTTTTTCAACTTTCTCTCCAGTCTCATAATCTGTAGCCTTACCAATTTTACCAACTCCTAAATCGCTTTCTATTCGCTTTGCAAAATCCTCTTTATTAAGTAACTCAACTTTTGGTTTAGTTTCTGGTGCTTGTGGTAAGTCTTCAATTTTAGTCCAATTTTCTGCACCTACAGGAGTGACCAAATCTTGTTTACTTATTTCACCACTATCTATTGCTCGATCTACATCTTCTGCGTCCATTGGCCCAGAAGTTTTACCCTTGGAATATACAAATAATTTTTTCTTCACACCACCTACAGTAGCAAGTGCAAGTAACCCATATCCAAGAAGACCAGCTTGACTTACATTGTCTAAGTCTTCACCTGTTAAAGATCCAGCAACTGAAGCAACTCCCGTACCTCCAAGTAATACATTACCTACGATATTATGCTTTCTTTCTAATGCCCGCTTTTCTTTTTCTAGCTTTTTGCGTTCAGCATTGGATTTACCAAAGTGTTGTATTTTTTTTATCTCCTCATCAATCTCTCTTAACCTTTGCGTGTCTGCTAAGTTACCTTTAGCTACGATGGGATTTATACCTGTAAATATTTCATTATCAGATGCAATTTTACGCTCAAATATTTCACGCATTCTCTGCATCTCAGGAGATAATTCCTGAGTGGTTGCAAGCGTTTGAACCATATCTTCTGATTCAAGCAGAAGTTTATTCTCTATACCATTGAGTAAACCTTCTGCATAGTCTTCTACAGGTATTGCTTCTACCTCAATGATACCATCATCTGTAAGTGTTCTTGATCGACCTATTCTAGCTTGTCCTGGGCCACCTAATCCACGAGGCCCTGGTAACTTAGGTTGGTTTAATTGCTTCAGTCTTCTTGGCCCAAGATCAAGTGATGTTGCAGCAGTTAATTCGGTTGTGTCTGAATCACGGAATGTAAAATTACCTTGAGGATCTCTGAAGGTAAAAAAGCCTACAGGTCTTCCGATTTCATAGTTTTTTGGCCCGCCTGCTTCTTTAACATCTTTTACTATATTAGTAAGAAGTTCTGTGCGCTTTTGTCCTTCGACACCGGGTAATCCCTTGTCCCGTAAAAACTTAGCTTCTGCTGCACCTAGCGTACCACCGAATACACCACCAAATAGAAGTGTGGTTGCAACTTCATCAGGAGTTGGTGCGCGATCCTCATCTATGAATGTCCGTGCAGTAAGCTCGCCTGTCGCTAGTGCTGCACCCTGACCTGCTCGTATAGCAGTTCTTTGTAATGGAGTTGCGTAACCACCTCTGAATATTGATTTTGATTTATCTGCAAATCTACCAACAGGTGTACCACCCAATACGGTTGCCGCTCCAAACTCTCCTAAACCAAACTCATCCTGTAAACCGCGTGACATGCGATACTTTTGTGATAAGTAATTACCAAACGCTGAACCCCCTGCACCTCCAGCTAATCCAAAACCTATACCACCAATTAAAGCAGGTATAACCTCAAGACCAATACTCATTGCAGTTTCTGTCCCCGTCTGTGGTGCTTCACGATAAAGTTCGCGTGAAGTTCCACCAAAAGAATAATTACCAGATGGATCTAATGTACCTTGTGTATCACCAAATGAATAATTTTGATTAGGATCTAGCATTATTAATTAAAAAGTTGGGACTTTTGGTATTCCTATTGTCGTGCCCGGTTGATCGAGCATCATTAAATCTTCTTGTCCAAGAGGGATGTTTGCAGGTTTTGCTTGAGTAGTAGGATCTGATTTATTTTCTAGATAATTCATCATCTCTCCAATTGTAGTCATCCCTTTTTGACCTGTATCATTGTTTACAAAGGGATAGGGACTTCGCAAAAGTATTTCAGATTGTTCGTTTTTAAGAGTCTCTTCCTGCATCTGTAATCCTTTAATTTGATCGCTACTTAAAGGTGCAAAATCATCAGGATTTTCTTTATACTCTTTATATGGTATTTCTTTTTCTTCAGCACCTATACCTAAAATTCCTGTGGTTCTAACTTTCACCGGAGTGTTATCTAATTTTGGTAATAAGGTTGAAATGTCAGAAAATCTTTTTTCTAAATCTTCGGGAATTTCAGCTTTAACTTTATTCATATTATAAATTTGAGCTAAAGTGTTAAATTTTCTGGACTCAATTAGACTTTCAATATTCTGCCTATTTAATTTTATATTATCTTTGTGATAAGCCTCATCAGTTTCTGCCATATCTGCTCTTGCTTCTTTTGTTCTTGTGTCTGCACCTACACCCTTAATTACATCATCCTTCGTCTCCACACCAATTTGATTTCTTAATTTTCTGTTTTCGTTTTCTAGTAATTTCGTAGCAATGTCAGACTCCATTGCTTGTTTTCTCATAAGTTGTATTTCTTGCTCGGTATCCGCAGATGTGAAGGCATTGAATTTATCAAAGTCTTTTTGCGTTCCTTTCCCATCTTGTATTCTTTTTAAGGTTGGCCCAATCACAGAATCATTTTGCATGGCGAGTATTTTTTCTGCACCACCAGGTTGTTCAGAAATTCTTCCAAACTTACCTTGAAACGCAGCCTCTGACTCATCACGCTTTTGCTTATTAAGTTGATACTGTTCTATAGTATCCCCAATCTGCTTGCCCATGTTGGCATACATTTGGCCTTGCGCACGCCCGGCTTCAATGATGGGTCGAGTATCGACCCGTGCAAGCGCTGATCCGTAATTTCCACTAAAGAATGGTTTTCTTGCCATAATATTTTATCTCCTTATTTTTGAATCCATCCACTTACGAATTACTGCTTTCAAGCGTGGTTTATCTGCGATGAAACTTGCGAAGCGTTCTCCGTACTTTAAGTAGGTTAATCTAAACCAACTTGGTGATTCGTTGAGCATCCACTTACGGAATAATAACCATGCAGGATTATGGAAACCATAGACTTCGCGAGCTACCCAACAGAATCCTGTACCAAGCCCACCAGCAATTCCACCAATTGCATTTCCAATTCCACTGTATAAACCAGCCTGCCTAGTAGCATCTGCTGCTGTTTGTGCATTAAACATATTAGCTGCATTGGTCGCTTGGTTCTGTATGAATCCAAGTCCACTCTCTGGATTTAAGTAGCTTGGTTGTGCATTTAATCCATAGCCTGCTTGACCAAATACAGATTGTCCGGCTTGTAAGCTTCCTCCTCCTCCTCGTCCAAGTATTGCCTGGAATGGATCGAGTTGTCCTTGGTTCTCAAGTTGCGATACTCGTGAGGCTGCGTCTAAATATCCAAGCAATCCTTGTTGCCTTAAAGATTCACGTAACTTCTCGGCATCCATTTGTGATGCCACGTTAAATTGGTCTGCCTGCATGGAGCGAGTATCATCACTTGTTTGTATGCCTGCTTCCTGACCAAGTACAGATTGTGCAAATCCTCGGTTCTGCATTTTGCGTTGGTTGTCTTCAGCAACCCGTGCTTCTGCTTCTGCAATTGCACCACTTTGGTCAAATGTTCTGCCCATCATGGTTGAACGTGCGCGTGCAGCCTCTGCAATTTGTCGCTCCTCACGATCAGTTAATCCTTGTCCAAGTGCAGCTTCTGCATCTGCCATTAAACCTGCTCGTAGGGCATCTGCTTGTACGCCTTGTGATTGAACTTGTGTTGGATCGGAAATACCCACTTCACCAAGCAAGTTATCTTTTTGTTCCTCGATTAGATCCTTTGCCCCGGTAATTGCAGAAGAGGTGGCAGGTTTATAATCCTCCATTATTTGTGCATATAATGGTTCGAGGCGGGCAACATCTTGTAGGTCTGCTTCACGCTGGCGTGATAGATTACCACGTTGTATATCTTCGGCCATCGCAGATAATCCTTTGAACTCACCATCACGGAATCCTGCTTGGTCGGTTGTATTAACTTGCTGGACAAATTGCTTACCCACTTCATCTGCAAGTCCAGCATCCACATCTGCTTGAGTAGCAGTTTTTGTTTCGTATTGTGTGATATTTCGTGTATCACCAAGAAGGTCAACCATACCATCACCAGCACGCTCAACGGATTCACCTGGTGTGAATTGCCCTGCTGGTGCGACTATGTCATTACCTGCTGAGTCTTTTTTATAGATGGGTTTTGCTTGCGTTACGCCTCCTCCTTGGCTTGAGTCTCCAAAAACTAGGGCATCAGGAAAATCTGCATTTATTAATGTCTCTACTTGTTCGTCATTAAGATATTTACTTTTTTTAAGTAGATCCCGAAGTCTACTTTCTTGCTTTGCGTGTGTGTGTCTTGTAACTCCATCAGAAGGGAGTGAATAAGTTTCAACTGCCTTTCCTGTGTTTACATCAATAATATTGAAAGATGCACCATAAGACCTAAAGCGACCTGTACCACCCAGGTCTCCCAATACTGTGCCTTGAATCTTATACCTACCAGCATCTGCCCCACCACCTGCTTGTGCGGGTGGCTCTTCATAGCCAACAATAATACGACCATCAGGTGCATACTTCTCATCACTTCCACTTCCAAGTAAAGTTTGTCTAAGAACATCCGTTTCAGTTTGAGCAGTCTTCTTACGAATTGATTCTTCGAGAGGGAGCAAGGATTCAAGTGAACCTGTGTCTGCAAAGTCACCTGTACCTGTAAGTAATTCTACTTGTGCTTTAAGTGCGTCTGCCATGCCCTCACCATAACTAGGTTGCGCAGGCATTTGATAAGTTGTTCCTCCTCCTCCCATTTTATTTCCTCCTAAGTATTCTATCTAAGTCGTACCATTTAATTGGTTTTGATTTTAATTGCCTCATCCATCCAACATATGGGAGTGGATAAGGTGTTCTATCTATAAATTCGCTTATGCAATTATCTCCGATAGCAGTTTTAACATACCAAGCATCTGGTGCTAATACACCCCATTGCTCGTCTGGGTGCTTATCAGACTGACTACGTACAGGCTTAGTAATTAAAAAACTATAGGGAGTAATAAACACATATCCGTAGGCTGCATACGCACTTAAATCCTTGAACATATCGCCCTTAGTTAAATCGTAAAATTCCTTTGCTCGTTCTAGTATATTCATTCTGCAATTATATACTCCTCTGCATCACTTGCACTTACTGCTGCCCCCAAGTTTATTCTTAACCATGCTGAACCATTGTCCAATGCCAAGCATGGGCTTCCTCCATCCCCATTTGTACAGTAGACCACTTTTCCCGCAGTTCCAGCAGAAGGAAGATCCGCAACTGCAAAACTCTGCAACACAACTGTTGTATCGGTTACGCTTGGAACTGTAACTGTTGGCTCGCCTAGTTCGTTTAAATTTGCAGCAGTTATGTCTACCCCGGTTGCGTATGTAAAACCACGAGTTACTGTACAAGTAATTGCCATTATGCCACCTCTCTTCGCGCATTTGCTCCCACTCCTATTGCTTCCAAACTAACATGCCTAAAACTCGGTGTGCCAGCAGTAACATTAATTTCTACATTTGCGCCATACCCACGGGTACGCCCCGTACCAAAACGAAAGAGTGCCTCTTCTGTACCTGTTGCTGTATGACTCAACACTGTTGTACTTGAGTCTGGATCAATGGTATTTACTTTTATATTGAATGCATCACCATTGACTGTATTCGCACCCAACTGTCCACGCTTCCAACTCTTCACATCGATATTATTAAATGTGAATGAGCGAGATTTAAGTTTACCTGCAATTGCAGTTGTGCCTGACTCTGACGTGCTACCTATCTTTCTACCACTATCATCAGAAGTATTTTCTTCCATGAGATACCACCCGGTATCATTACATGCAAATAATCTGCGTCTTGTTGGATTAGATCCGTGCGAGCAAATCACAAAGTCATCTATATGAAATGCCAAGCTACCTGCCATTGCTGGGTAATCATCAACACTTATCCATGTGGATGTGAGTAGGTTAAAGATAAATACTTTATTTGGAACTGTTGAACTTCCTGTAGGCACTGCAAGATAGTATTTATTGTCATACACGATACCACATGCAGTATCCGCTGCTGCATAATTAACATCTTCAAATTGGTCTTGTATAGGTCTGGTCATGGGTATGGTTTCACCACTTACTTTACTTATAGCTACTCCAAGTCCCTTTGCAGGGTCTGTACCAGGTGACAAGACGATGACCCCATTATCAGATAGGAAGAATGTTTGTGGCCCAGACTGTGCGATACTTTTGCGTGCCACACAACCATGCTGACGAGTAATCTCGTAGGTATTAGCTGCGGAGGTTGTGGCAATGTTGTTAATCATATGGATGCTGTTACGCATAAACACGATTAACTGATCTTCTTGGTATGGGAAAAAACCTACAAGAAAATCTGCACTTCCTTTATTGATTCTGAATTGTGATTCTGCGGGGTAGTAATTATCCGTGTCTAATAGATCGGACATCAAGACTGTATAGTTACTATCTGTGGGTTGTGGGATGATTAAACGATTACGAAAAAATATACCAAAGTCTGTATTTGGACATTGTATGCGTCCAGCACCTGGACTTCCGTTTGCTTTAACCACAAAATCTGTGGGTGTACTGTAATCACCATCCCATTCGAGTGGAGTCTTATTCTTGCCACGAAATAAAATTAGCTTCTCAAGGGACTGCACGAAGCTTGCGCCATCTGCTGTGGCCACAACTTCGCCACCCGGATAATCTATGGCAATGCCTGAGTTATTTGCATCATTCCAAATAATTGCTTTTGTACGACATGCAACCACCACAAACTCATTACCTGTTGCTGGGTCTGAGAAGAGTGTTGAAGCAAATACTTGTTCCGTGCCTGCGCTATAAGTAAGTGATACACTACCAGCTAAAAAATCGATACCCTTGCGTACTTCTGCAAGATCTCCAGATAGGCGCATATTTTCACTCTCCTGCACGAACCCACCTTCTAGACTCGTTTGCTCAAGATATGAATCAATACCCTTAAACCCACGATCCCCGTCTACGAGGATCTGATCATCGAGCCTACCCTGTGAACGATAACGTGCCATTACTTACTCTTCATTTCTTGGTAGAGTTTTCTACCCATGTAAATAATTGTGATTACACCAGCGATACATCCGAATAAATCATCTAAGTGCGACAAACCAAAGGTGGCAACTGTACCACTCATTCCTAAGATTGCAGTTCGATCTATCATTAGAACAACCAATCTAATATAATTATACCAACCACAAGTCCTGCAAATATAGTTATCATTTTAGCTTTACTAGACATTTCCATAAACTTGTCTTTTAAGAGTTCTAGATTCTTCATGGGTTACGAGAGGGAGGTTTTACGGGAAATGGTGCGCGGGTGGCGTGTTTAATTGCTTCAGTTTGTGAACATTGGCGAGCAGTGCGTTTTGCCACGAATATTGGAATGGCCAGGTATCCACCAAGTAATACTGCTGCTCCAATTAAGATTTTTTTTATGTACGAGGTAAAACTTTCAAAGCCTGTTTTATGTTCTGCTAGTCCGTTTGCAACAATGGCAGATACATCTCCGTGTGATAGTAACTCTATAGTTTCTTCGGCCTCGATGAGGGCATCCTTGTTTTTTAGCGCTTCACCAGCTAGTACGCCAGCACCAGCAGATAGACCACCAACTAATGGTCCACCAATACTTCCGGCTGCACCCCCAGCCAATCCTCCCACTAAAGGGTAGGTAGAGCGCAAACTGCACCCGGTCAGACATAGCGCCAATAGTATAGCGGTGTAAATCATTCAGGTGGGAAGTTTGGGTCAGTCCATTCGTCTGTTGCTAAAATTGCGAGTATTTCAGAATGACTGTATTGCGTCTTACCGTCTAAAAAGGAAGGAGTATCACCTTCAAATTTTACAAAGGTCTGACTACCATCGACTGAGTATCTCAGTGTATTTTCACTAGTCTCTTCTACTTGGCTAAAATCCACGGAGCTAACTTCGTCCGTATTTATTATTACATATTTTCTGTTCATAATTTAAGAGGGTACTGTGGTTGAAAAGGTTGGTCCGTTAGTGAGTGTACCGTCATTACCTCCACTACCTTGGTCTGTGATAGTAGTACCTGTGCCAGAGTCATTATCACCCATTCTCCACCATAGCGTAGGACTATAAGAAGTCAGATCAGTAGGCACACCACTGTTATAAATAGCACTTACATCAGCATCAGAAAGTGAAGATCCAAATATAGCAAACTCGTCTATAAGCCCTCCAAAGAAATATAAAGCTCTTTCACCCTCTCGTGCTAATTTAAGTTTTGAAGTGCTGGTTGCTAAAGCAAAGTTGTATGAGGTTGAGCCAAGTGCTGTATCTACTCTAGACCCGTCCAGAAATAGTTTATATCCCTTACCATTATTTGAAGCCGTTCCTGTTGTTGTGGTGTAGCCTGAGTTAACATAAACCATAATTAGGTTATGCCAATTAGTGTCAATGGTACTAGTGTTTCCTGCCGCAATGTACTGATTCCCATCGTTATATTCCAATGTTCTATTTGCACCCATTCCTATTCTGATGCCTCCATAAACACTATTTACTCCACCTACTAAAGTCCCAGCATAACTATTAGTAATAGTTGTTGATGCCTTAAACCATAACGACATAGAATAAACATCTAAACCAGGGTCAGAAGATACACCGCAGAAATCGTCAGTTTTATCAAAGTTTACGCTAAATCCGTTTACTAAAGGAGCTATAGTTGAATCACCTTCCACAATGTAAGCATTAGAACCAACAGGGATTACATTTAATGCAGCATATTGACCAGCAGTTGC